AAAAATAACACTCCTTTTCTGATTTTTTTGTATTGAAAATAGAGTGCATTTGTGTTACAATATCATTGGTATGGGATATTGTGTATAAATGCACTTTATTCTTTTTCCTCTGCCTGCTCCAACAGGCAGGGGATTTTTTATTTGCAATTTATTAAAAATCGACTATTTTAATAAATTAATTACGATTTTGATACATTTTGTTACGTTTTTTGTGTTTTTAATACGATTTTAGAATGTTTCTTCACAAATACCCAAAACTTTACCGCAACATTCGTTTCTGATATATTCATTAATGATTATATCGGAATATTTTTTATTATGTGAAATTAATCTGTCAACACCTAATTCCTTAACATATGCATTACCGTCCACAACAAATATCCCGATTTCACCGATTTCAATACTTGGCTGTTCTTTGACGAATAACTTATCGCCGTCGTGGTATGTTGGCTCCATACTGTCACCCGATACGCGGACAATAAAATCTGTACCCTTTGGCGGTTGTTCTGTTAGGTCAACCTTTTCAGGATATTCTTCGTCCAACGGGTTGCCCGTTCCCGCCGATACTGGCATATCGTAATATGGTACTTGGTATTTTTTAATTGGTATGATGTTATCGTAATTTGGTTCGGTAGCGATTTTATCAATACGTTCTAATTCAACATTCATTATAACATTTACGGCTTTTTTGCCGTGAGCGTCTAATCTTCTATAATCAGATACTAGTTTTTTTTCTACTAAAGAATATGTGCTATTGTCATTGTTTTTTACATTAAAAAGTGAATTAGGCTCAATATCCAATATACCACACATTACCTCTAAAATATCTACATCGGGACGATTTATGTTTTTTTCCCAGTTACTTATAACAGTATTAGAAACATCAAGTTTGTCACTTAATTGTTTCTGCGTAAGTTTTTTTGATATACGAGCCTGTTTTAACTTCTCACCAAATGTAAGCATTTTTAAAACCTCCTCTCTTATGTATCCATAATAGCACAAAAAAATAAATTTGTAAATAGCTAATTTCAGAAATTCTGAAATTTTATACTAAAAACACTTGACAATTCAGATAAACAGGATTATAATATAGTAAAATCCAGAAATTCAGAAATGAGGTGATATAATGAAAGTACACGAAAGAGTAAAAGTTTATCTTGACAAACACAATATTACTCAAAAGGAATTGTCAAAGGAAACCAAAATTCCAGAAACAACCCTTAGTTTAATATTAAGAGGCGGTCGAAAGTTTGAATGTGACGAGTTTGAACTTATTGTACAGGCTTTAGGCGTTCCTGCGTCAGAGTTCATAAAGCCAAAGAAAAAATCGGCGTAAAAAAACAAGCACACAGCAAAGACCATGTGCTTGAAGAAAAATAAATATAGAGTTTCACCGAATTTACGGAGTGCAAACTATACGTTACCGTATAGCAGGGCGAATGATTCACCTCGTCATTATTATACTTAACTGAACCGATTCTGGCTACAGAATCAATTAAAGAATCATCAAACGGTTTAACAATATCTTTTAATGCAGATGTGCGTGTTACTGAATCAAGTGGGTTGTTCATTATTCCAGCAATTCCGATTGTATCAATGTTTTTAATCGTTGACATCCAAGTTGTTACTCCGAAAAAATCGTGGTTATGTCATTTCTGCATAACTCTCATAGTCGCCTATGAGTTCAGACTGTGCCTTCAACCTGTGGGAAAGGTTGCTCCGTGTCCAGTCGTTACACCTCCCCGTAGTGGGTTTGGCTCGGCGTTGTCTATATTTATTATATTTTAGCACAATATGGTTAATTTTGCAATAGACGAGCAAAAGCAATATTAGAAAGGAAGTGAGAAGTGATGGAAGATGAAAAAGCATTAGGTCAATATACAAAAATTGTAGTAGAAACAGACGAAAAAAACCCTGTAACCATTGCAGTTATACAGTCTAATTTCGTAGACACAACTGAAGGTTACAGGGTAAGATTAACGCCTAAATATGATTAGTGTTCGGTGTCTTTTGGTGGACAAGGGTCATTGCCATAGCTATCTTTTGAACGGATACGACCGTTACGACCTTGCACGATAACTTCGCTACGTTGATTAATTGCTACATCTCGTGCATAATTTTGAGCTTCACGCTGAGTGTTGAATATTTTGGTATCCCTTTGGTCACCTTCGCCGTGAACAGCCCAACCATTTTGACGTGGAGAAACCCATTGATTTTTGCCCATCGAAATCACATCCTTTCATTAATAAAAATTTATAAAAATATTAAATTTTAAGGTGACACACATGGAAAAAATACAACACAAAATATCAAAATACATGATTCAAAACGGAATAACAATAGCACATGTAGCACGAATGACGGGTATTGATTATGAAATGCTACGGCGTTCGTTACGAGAAAACCGTGTATTGACAGCTGATGAGCTGGTGGCAATTCTTACATCAACTACAATAAATTTGACTGACGTGTTAAAACAAAAATAACACAATATGTTGTATATTAACCACGTATAAGTGGATTATACACCACAATATATATTTTATCAATTACAAGTACGTTACAAGTGCATTAACAAAATATTACAATAAAAAAAAGTGGGTGAGAAAAATGGCAGAAGTAAGACAAGTGGATTTAAAGGGATTCCGAGAGATGTACGGTATTCCCGAAAATACGGTGCTTAGATGGATACACGTGAAAGGTTTTCCTGCATACAAGCAGGGACATAAGTGGTACATAGATGTAAAGGCTTATGAGAAATGGCGTGCAACGGAGCATGCAAACAGTTACAAATACGCATAACAACTTAATACTCACAGGCAGACAAGGGCTGTCCGCATATTATCCGTAAAGTAAACTTTCCCCAATGAGTTTAAATTTTAATGAAATCTGTTTTGCGGACGGCTCCTGTGTGCCTGTGAGGAAGTAAAGAGAGGTAAACAAATGAACACAATAGGAATTGCACTGATTAGTTTCGGTGTTGGGTTAATTATCAGTTTAAAGCTGATGAAAGAGGACGAAAAGAAACGAAAGCGTGGTAAAAAAGATGTTTAAGTTAATAAGAGAAATTCGCCGAAATATGTCAGTTATGAACATAGACGGTATAAGAATTTTAGCAGAAGTGGCAAGAGATATTGTATGTAATAAAAAATATCGTAAGGCGGATGGTGAATTAACACCGGAGCAGTTCGACAGACAGGTTAAGCAAGTTTTGGACATCGTAAAAAGAAACGAGGTGTGCAATGTCTGAAAGAATTAAGTATGCTATATCGGTTGTTGCATTTAGTGCGATACTGATTATGACAGAATTTATAATGATGAATATGATTGGGAGGTGAAAGAGAATGAATAACTATTACATTACGTTCGGCAGTGAGGGACAACCATTTAAGGGCGGTTGGATAATCATTGAGGCGGAAACAATAGAGCAAGCGTGCAAGATTTTCAGAGCGATGTATCAATACAAGGAAACTAACGATACACTGTTAAAATTCTGCTCAATATACACAGAAGAAGGCTTTAAGCAAACAGAAATGTACAAAAGCAACGACAATCTCGGAGCAGGTTGCCACTGCAAAGTAAGTATAAAAAAAGAGACCGTATGAGCTGGCACTCATAAACGGTCAAATAACAAAAACACATAGATTATTAATCTATGTCAACATTATACCACAGAAAGGAACGAAAATCAATGATAAAGATAAATGAATTACAGCTTGAAAATGTCAAGCGAATAAAGGCGGTAAAACTTGAGCCGGCACAGAATGGTTTAACGGTTATCGGTGGCAAAAACGGACAGGGTAAAACTTCTGTCATAGACAGTATAGCGTGGGCACTGGGCGGTGACAAATACCGTCCGTCACAACCACAGCGTGACGGCTCGGTCATTCCGCCTATTCTTCATATTGAATTGTCAAACGGTTTAATTGTGGAGCGCAAGGGCAAGAACAGTGCATTGAAAGTAATAGATCCGAACGGTAACAAAGGCGGTCAACAGCTTTTGAATGAGTTTATTGAACAATTTGCACTGGACTTGCCGAAATTTATGCAAGGCACATCAAAGGAAAAAGCAGAGATACTACTTCAAGTAATCGGTGTCGGAGAGCAGTTATATGAAATTGAAAACAGAGAAAAACAACTTTACAACGAACGTACCGCAATCGGCAGAATAGCAGACCAAAAGAAGAAGTTTGCGGAAGAAATAGTCGATTATCCCGAAGCACCGAAAGAACTTATTTCAATCTCGGAACTTATCCTAAAGCAACAGGAAATACTTGCAAAAAACGGCGAAAACCAACGTAAACGTGAAAAAGCACAATCACTTTTAAAGCGTTCCGAAGATTTAAAAGTACAAATTACAAATCTTCAATCACAACTTGATGTTGTACTTTCGGATCTTGAAATTGCACAAAAATCGGCACTTGATTTGCACGACGAATCAACCGAAGAACTTGAACAGAACATCAAGAACATTGAGCAGATAAATATTAAAGTTCGTGCCAATATGGATAAAGACAAAGCCGAAGAAGAAGCGAAAGAATACAAGGACAAGTATGACGAGCTTACCACAGCTATTAGTAACGTTCGTAAAGAAAAGACGAATTTATTGAAGAATGCAAATCTGCCACTTGATGGATTGTCGGTTGAAGACGGCGAGCTTACATACAAAGGCTTTAAGTGGGATAACATGAGCGGTGCGGAGCAGATGAAAGTATCAACGGCTATTGTCAGAAAGCTCAATCCCGATTGTGGTTTTGTACTTCTTGATAAGTTGGAGCAAATGGATACCGACACATTAAAAGAGTTCGGTGAATGGCTTGAAAAAGAGGGATTGCAGGCAATAGCCACAAGAGTAAGTACAGGTGAAGAATGCAGTATCATCATTGAGGACGGATATTCAAGCGAATTAAGCATAGCAACACCTAATGCGACAAAAACTTGGAAAGAGGGAGAATTTTAATGGATATTACAAGCGGAAAAATCGAATCGGCACAAAAAGTAATCATATACGGTCCGGAGGGAATAGGCAAATCAACGTTTGCGTCGAAGTTCCCAAATCCTCTGTTTTCAGATACAGAGGGCAGTACAAAGCATATGGACGTAAGACGTTTGCCTAAGCCTACCTCTTGGACATTGCTAAAAGAGGAAGTAGCATATGTCAAAGCAAATCCGACTGTATGCAAAACATATATTATAGATACATTTGATTGGGCGGAAAGACTTTGTATTGCAAAGATATGCGCAGATAATAACAAAAAAAGTATTGAGGATTTCGGATACGGTTCGGGATATGTGTACGAATTAGAGGAAATAGGCAGATTTTTAAATTCACTTGATGAATTGATTGAATTGGGTATCAATGTAGTTTTGACGGCTCATGCACAGTTGCGCAAATTTGAACAGCCGGACGAAATGGGAGCATATGACCGTTGGGAGTTGAAACTCGGCAAAAAAACAAGTTCGCAGATTTCACCTATTTTGAAAGAGTGGGCGGATATGATTTTATTTGTCAATTATAAAACATTTTCGGTTGCGACTGACGACAAAGGAACAAAACATAAGGCACAGGGCGGTACAAGAACAATGTACACCACACATCACCCTTGTTGGGACGCAAAGAACCGTCATAATCTACCGGACGAAATGCCGTTTGAATATGAACGAATTGCACATTGTTTTAAAGATAATGCACCGACACAAGCGGTTACACCGACAGTCGCACCACATATAGAGCCGACTGTTTCACAGGTAGTCACACCACCACAAAAAACGACAGTTGCACCGCCTGCACCGCCGATTGACAACAACGTATCAGACGAAAGAAAAGAATTTGATACACCGGCACAATCGTTTGATATGCCGAACGGAAATATACCGAAAGCATTGTCGGATTTAATGCAGATTAATAAGGTAACAGACGCTGAAATAAGACAAGCCGTAGCATATAAGGGATATTATCCCGAAGATACACCGATAGAAAACTATGCGGTAGATTTTATTAACGGTGTATTGGTAGGGGCATGGAATCAAGTATTTGAAATTATTAAGAAAATGAGAAATGAAAATGTATTTCAAGGAGGTAACGAATAATGGCAGAAGAAAGAGAATTTGGTTGGGATGATGAAATAGAAAACGACAGTGAGTTTCAAATATTGCCCGACGGTGATTATAATTTTACGGTAACAGGCTTTGAGCGTGGCAGACATCAAGGAAGTGCTAAACTTCCGCCGTGCAATAAAGCGATTATAACATTAAACGTTGCGGACGGCAAAGGTAATCAAGGTACGATTAAACACAACCTGTTTTTACATACAAAAACAGAGGGAATGCTTTGTGCATTTTTTACCGCAATAGGACAGAGAAAGCATGGCGAAAAGTGCCGTATGAATTGGAGTGCGGTTGTCGGAGCAACAGGCAGATGTAAAATCGGTATACATGAATATACAAGCACAAAAACAGGTGAAGTCTTAAAATCCAATGAAATAAAAAAATTCTATGAGCCGACAGGAACACAAGCCGAACCAACGCAATCACCTGCGTCGTCATTTACTCCGGGAAGTTTTTAAGGCGGTGTAATAAATGGAATTAAGACCATATCAAAATGAAGCTAAATCAGCCGTTTTCCGCGAGTGGGAGAACGGCTGTAATAAAACATTGCTCGTTCTTCCGACAGGGTGCGGTAAAACAATAGTTTTTGCAAAAATAACGGAAGAATGTGTGCGAAAAGGTCAGCGTGTTTTAATACTTGCACATCGTGGGGAACTGTTGGAACAAGCGTCTGACAAGATTATGAAAACAACCGGCTTAGGTTGTGCAACGGAAAAGGCAGAGGAAAGCTGTATAGGAAGTTGGTACAGAGTAGTTGTAGGTTCGGTACAAACACTAATGCGTGAAAAAAGATTAAATCAATTCAAAAGTAATTACTTTGATACCATTATAATAGACGAGGCACATCACTGCATATCAGACAGTTACAGACGTGTATTAGACCACTTTTCAGAAGCAAAGGTGCTTGGAGTCACTGCAACACCGGACAGAGGCGATATGAAAAATCTCGGACAAGTCTTTGAAAGTCTTGCATATGAATATACACTCCCAAAGGCTATTAAAGAGGGATATTTAAGCCCTATCAAGGCTTTGACAATTCCGTTAAAGCTTGACCTAACAGGAGTGGGAACACAGGCGGGTGATTTTAAATCAAGTGATATAAGTACGGCACTGGATCCGTATTTGTATCAGATAGCCGATGAGATGACAAAACACTGCAAAAACAGAAAAACGGTTGTATTTCTGCCACTTGTAAAGACGAGTAAAAAGTTTAGAGATATTCTGAACGAAAAAGGTTTTAAAGCGGCGGAAGTAAACGGCGAAAGCAAAGAAAGAGCAGAAATATTAAATGATTTTGAAAACAATAAGTATAACGTATTGTGCAATTCAATGCTTTTGACAGAGGGTTGGGATTGCCCCGATGTGGATTGCGTTGTCATATTAAGACCTACAAAAGTACGCAGTTTGTACAGTCAAATGGTAGGACGCGGAACAAGACTTGCACCGAATAAGGACCACTTACTTTTACTCGATTTTTTATGGCATACGGAACGACACGAACTGTGTCACCCCGCACATTTGATTTGCGAAAATGAAGAAGTTGCCGCAAAAATGACGGAGAATATCGAAAATGCGGGTTATCCTGTTGACATAGAAGAGGCAGAGGAAAAGGCAAGCGAAGATGTAGTTGCACAAAGAGAAGAGGCACTTGCAAATCTTCTTGCGGAAATGAAGAAACGTAAGCGTAAATTGGTTGATCCTCTGCAATTTGAAATGAGCATACAAGCCGAAGATTTATCGGGATATGTACCGACATTCGGTTGGGAAATGTCACCTCCGTCAGACAAACAAATAAAGGTACTTGAAAAATACGGAATATTCCCTGATGAAATAGATAACGCAGGTAAGGCAACCAAACTGCTTGAACGATTGGAGAAAAGACGTGTGGCAGGACTTACAACTCCAAAGCAAATACGCTTTCTTGAAAGTCGAGGTTTTCAGCACGTCGGTGTTTGGGAGTTTGAAAAAGCAAAAAATCTTATTGACAGAATTGCCGCAAACGGTTGGCGAATACCGTCGGGGATAAATCCGAGTGAATATTAAAGGAATTAAGATATGAACGATTATAATTTGACAGAAATTCTTGAATATATTGATCCGTCAACTTGCAGTTATCAAGAGTGGATAAACGTAGGTATGGCACTAAAACACGAGGGATATACGGTATCTGATTGGGATATGTGGAGTATGAAAGACGTAAACCGTTACCATAGCGGTGAATGTGCAAAGAAGTGGGCGACATTTCAAGGCTCATCTGCTCCCGTTACTGCCGGAACTATCATTCAAATGGCTAAAGAAAACGGATACCATTATGAAAATGTATCAGCCGAGCTTGATTGGGACAGTGAAATAGGTTCTAAAGACGAACTTGTTGTAGTAGACAGGAACTGGCTTGAACGCAGTGAGATACATATTCCCGAACAATGGAATCCGACAGAGCAGATTATCACATACCTCGAAACACTTTTTGAGCCGGATGAAAATGTAGGCTATGTTACGGAAAGTTGGGAACATGACGGAAAATTCTTGCCGTCAAAAGGCTGTTACGACAGAACGGCAGGTCAGCTTATAAAGGAACTGTACCAATGCAAAGGTGATATAGGCAGTGTACTCGGCGATTATAACAGCGAAGTCGGGGCGTGGATAAGGTTTAACCCTCTTGACGGTAAGGGCGTAAAAAATGAAAACGTAACGGAGTTCAGATATGCACTTGTCGAATCCGATACAATGGACATTTCGGCACAAAAAGCCATTATAACAGAATTGGAATTACCTGTTGCGGCACTCGTATACAGTGGCAAAAAGAGCCTGCACGCAATAGTAAAAATTGACGCGTCAACATATGAAGAATATAAAAAACGTGTTGATTATCTGTATAACGTGTGTAATAAAAACGGCTTGAAACTTGATATTCAGAATAGAAATCCGTCAAGATTATCGCGTATGCCGGGCATAATGCGTAACGGTAAAAAACAATATCTTCTTGATACCAATATAGGTAAAGAAAATTGGAATGAGTGGCGTGAATGGATTGAAAGCGTGAATGATGACTTGCCCGATCCGGAAAGTATGGCGGACGTGTGGGATAACTTGCCCTCTCTTGCACCGCCGCTTATTGACGGAGTTTTAAGACAGGGACATAAAATGCTTATAGCAGGACCGTCAAAGGCAGGTAAATCATATGCACTTATAGAATTGTGCTGTGCCATTGCAGAAGGAAAGAAATGGCTTGAATGGAACTGTACACAAGGCAGAGTGATGTATGTTAATCTTGAACTCGACAGAGCAAGTTGTCTGCACCGTTTTAAAGACGTTTATACCGCACTCGGCATAACACCAAACAACTTATCCAACATAGATATATGGAACTTAAGAGGACGCAGTGTGCCGATGGACAAGCTTGCTCCAAAGCTTATACGCAGAGCAAGTAAAAAGAATTATATAGCGATTATAATTGACCCTATATATAAGGTTATAACAGGCGACGAAAACAGTGCTGACCAAATGGCACACTTTTGCAATCAGTTCGACAAGGTGTGTACGGAGCTTGGCTGTGCGGTGATATATTGTCATCATCACAGTAAGGGTGCTCAAGGCGGTAAAAGGAGTATGGACAGAGCGTCCGGCTCGGGTGTGTTCGCCCGTGACCCTGATGCACTTATTGACCTTGTAGAACTTGAATTGAACGACGATATATTAAAACAGGAAAAGAATAAGGCAGTATGCAAAGTATGTGAGGGTTGGTTGTATAAATACGATAAACTGTATCATGCGTCACAGGACGATTTGTGTAGTGAAACTCAAATGCTTGCATTGTGCCGAGAATACCTTGAAAACGACGCTTACGAGTGCGTTATAGAAGATGTCGGTAAGGTAAGAAAAGAGGTAGAAAGCCGTAGTGCGTGGCGTATAGAGGGTACGCTTAGAGAGTTCCCAAAGTTTGCGCCTGTAAACCTGTGGTTTAAATATCCGGTACACAGTATTGATAATATCGGAGTGTTAAAAGACATTGCAGTAGATGACGGAATGCCTACATGGAAGAAGAATTTTGCTAAAAAGAAAACGGACGCTGAACGTAAAACAGAACGTAAAAATTCACTTGAAACGGCATTCGAGGCGTGCGGAATCGATGATAAAGTGACAGTAAAATCTATGGCGGAATATATGGGCGTTACGGAAAAAACAGTAAGAAACAGATTGAAAGAACACGGTGGATTTTGGATTGATGAGGGTCAAGTAGGTAAGAAATAAGAGGGAAAATGTCGGAGGGAAAATTACTCTTAAAAATTTCACTGATAAGGAAAAAGTCGAAAAAATTTCTTTCCTTTCCTTAAGGAAAAAGTCGAGAAAAATTAAATTTTCCTTAGGGAAGAAAAACTCGGGAAAATATCGACTTTTTCTCGAGGGAAGGAAAATGTATATATACTACGTATATATAAAGGTTTCCCTTTCCCTAAGGTCAGGGGGAAGTAGTTGTGCGAAAGCTCACGCACAACAACTCCTTCCCCTTACTGACTGACAAAGCAAAATTTCAAAATAAGTCGAAGTAAATAAATGGAAGTGAGAAAATGAAAGTACAATTTTTTATGGCAATGATACCGCCGACAAAAACGTATCAAGAAAAAAAGGTTGCAGTCGTAAAAGGTAAGCCGGTATTTTATGAGCCGCCGGAAGTTAAAGCGGTAAGAGAAAAACTTACGGCACACCTGTCATATTACGCACCGGAAAAAATGTTTGAAAAGCCTGTGCGTATGGTAACAAAGTGGTGTTTCCCTAAAGGAAAACATTCGGACGGCGAGTATAAGGCAACAAAACCCGATACGGATAACTTGCAGAAAATGCTTAAAGACGTTATGACGGAAGTGGGATTTTGGAAAGATGATGCACTTGTGGCAAGCGAGATAACAGAAAAGTTTTGGGCGGAACAAACGGGTATATTTATAAGCATTGAGGAATTGTGATATGGATATTCTTGAAGTAAAACAAAATCTGAATAAAACGGTTTATTACTCCGATTTTTATAATATCCCCGAACCGACACCGTTTATCCTTAATGCGTGTATCGCAAGAAAAGACCCGAGAGGATTTTTGAAATATTCACTTGAACTGTTGGACAAAACCAAACACGCAGTAATTATTGTGCCGATTGAAAAAGTAAAATTGAAAATTGATGAATGAGGAGGAAAAGTAAATGAAAAGAAGATTTATAAAAATAATTGGAATATTGATGATGTTTTGCATAGCAGTAATGCTGACGGCATGTTCGGAGGCGGAAATGGTAAACTACAATATGTCAAAACAGGCAGATTATTTTGAATGTGAACGAAAAATCACCGTTTATAATGCACGAACAGATAATATCGTGCTTGAGGCGGAGGGATATATGAGTATATCCAATAATGCAAATAACGAATTGGTGATAACTGTTAAAACGGGCGAGAATTCGTATAAAAAGAATTACGTGTATTTAAACGAATACACAATGTATGCGGTTGAGGATATAACAGGGACACATACAGACCCATATCATTACAAATTGTATTGGCACACGCACGAAAGTGTGAGTGTTGAGGCGAAATAAAATTAAGGAGGAAAAGTAATGCAAGTAGAATTAAAAGCAAACGGTAAAACCGTTCAAGCTGAAATGACGGAGGAACAGGCTAAAATATTGGGATTGGCGGAGGAACAACTGACAGGCTATGAGAGAGTTAAAAAAGGTGAAATGTATTATGTAATTGATACAGAATACAATAGTATGTTGAAAATTACAGAGTTTAATGACCAAGAGGATGAGCAATGTTATAACACAGGAAACTATTACAGTGACAGGAATATTGCAGAAAATAATGCTCGTGCAGACAGATTACTCCGTCAACTAAGACGATGGCAGGCGGCAAATGACAGAGCGATTTCGGCAAAAGCTTGGAAAGACGGACCTTTTTGTTTTTATAATATAAGATACAATTATTGGCTTGATACGCCCTATGTCAATATGGATGGGGATCGAGGTTTAAATAACGTATATTTCACATCGGAAGAAAAAGCTAAAGAGGCTATCAAAGTCTTTGAAGATGAACTGCTATGGTATTTTACCGAATATGTTCAGAGATTGGACGAGGTGCAAAATGGCTAAAGAACAATTATGTTGGACGTGTCAGAAAGCTGGCGGTGATTGTTCGTGGAGCAGTTGCTTTCAGCCTGTGGAGGGTTGGACTGCTGAAAGGGTACACCGCAAGACGTATGATTCGTATAGAATAACAAAGTGTCCGGAATATGTACCGGATAAGAAAGCATAGGGGGAATTAATTTGACAAAGGAAGAGCTAAAACAGTATCGCAGTATTGTAGCGGAATTAAACGAGGTAAATGACAGAATAAACAGTAGTACAGTACACGGAACTGTCACAGGCTCTGACAGTGAGTTCCCGTACGTTAAACACTGTATTTCTGTATCGGGCGTTGAGCCAACGCAAAAGAACGAGAATAATATTATATTACGTCAACGATTAGAATGGCAGAAAAACAAGATTGAATTGTTTGTTGCCGGTATATCAGACAGTGAAACACGTCGCATATTCCGATACAGATACATAGACGGAACGATAATGCCGTCGTGGCAGTGGATAGCGTTCAAGATGGGTGGTGGCAATTCGGCTGACGCAGTGAGAAAACGTGTCAATAGATTTTTGAAAAAAAATTAAACTTGTCCGTTTTGTCCGTTTTTCCTATGGTATAATTTATAATGCGAAAAGAATGAGCAAACAAAAAATAATGCAAAACATATATACAGTGCAATATTTTGTGTTCTATATCTTACCGCTCGTTATTTTCATAAAAAAGGTAGTGTATCATCGTGAGATGATGGGTGAATATCTCGTGTGATTGGTGGGAATGGAGATATTAAAGTACAGAACATAGCTCAACGGGTTAGAGCGTCGCAGAGGATTATATAATCTGATTGCGGAGGTTGCAGGTTCAAAGCCTGCTGTTCAATTAGAACAGATTGTATGTGTTAATCATGCAGTCTGTTTTTATTTTTGGAGGAAATAAGTATGTTTGAAAGAATAAAGGTATATTGGCAAAAACGAAGATACGAACGAGAACGCAAGAAGTTCATACGCAAATGGAACGAGGATAATAAAAATTGGTGCGAGTGTAGGCACAAGCGCAAAGCGTTTAAACGTGCGATGATAAAAAACGGATATACGATGTAGTTAATCGGAAAATGCGAAAGTGAGGTGATAAGAGTGACTGAAAAACAAAAGTTATTTTGTGAGGAATATTTGATTGATTTGAATGCAACGCAAGCGGCGTTAAGAGCGGGATATTCGGAAAAGACAGCGTATTCGATTGGGAATGAGAACTTGAAGAAACCTGAAATTCAGGAATATATTCAAAAACGGCTGAAAGAGAAAGAGGACGCTCTTATTGCCAAACAAGATGAGGTATTGAAAACGCTTACGGCTGTTATGCGACGTGAGAAACCCGAAACGGTTGTTGTGACGTGCAAAGCACGTAAATCACACTATGACAACAAGGGCAAGAAAGTCACTGACGAGGCGGAGCAACCGATATGCGTTGAAATACCGACAAAGGTGTCTGACGTAAACAAAGCGGCGGAAATGTTGGGTAAATACTACGCATTGTTCACAGACAAATTAAACGTTGACGGTGATATGGACTACAGCATTAAGATTGATTACGGTGGTGAGGACGAATGAACAAAGTAACAGTACCGTTCAATCCGATATTCAAACCTGTACATCAATGTAAAAAGCGTTATGTTGTAATGAAAGGCAGTGCCGGAAGTGGCAAGAGCGTTGATACTGCACAACTGTACATATTGCGTTTAATGCGTGACAAGGGACGTAATCTTGTATGTGTGAGAAAGTCCGATATAACAAACCGTGACAGTACGTTTGCGGAGCTTGAAAGTGCCATAAACCGTATGGGCGTTGGCAGAGCGTGGCGAGTTACGCAAAGTCCGTTGTCGTTCACCTGTATAAACGGCAACAAGATTATATTTCGTGGTGTAAACGATAACAAGCAACGTGAAAAGCTGAAATCAATCACATTTGCAAACGGTAAATTGACAGATGTATGGATTGAAGAGGCTACGGAGCTTGTGCAACAGGATTTTGAAATTATAGATGACCGTTTGAGAGGTGAACTCCCCGACGGTCTTTTTTATCAGATAAAATTGACATTTAACCCTGTATCGTCAAGTCACTGGATAAAGAAAGTGTTTTTCGATATACAGGACGATAACGTCTTAACGCATCAAAGCACATATTTAACAAACCGATTTTGTGATGAGGCGTATCGACAACGTATGTTACGACGTAAAGAGGTTGACCCTGAGGGCTACAGGATTTACGGCTTGGGCGAATGGGGCGAAACAGGCGGATTGATATTCTCAAATTATCGCATTGAGGAATTTGAAACAGATATGAGCCGTTTTGACGCTATGGCGATAGGACAGGACTTCGGCTTTAATCACGCAAATGCTATATTGACGTTAGGCTATAAGGACGGCGATATTTACGTTTGTAATGAACTGTATGTACACGAAATGGATACGACCGAAATTATCACTAAGGCTGACGGTAAGTTCAGTAAAAGTCTTGCAATGTGGTGCGACAGTGCAGAGCCGGACCGTATAAAAATGTGGCGAAAGGCAGGCTATCGAGCAAGGGCAGTTGTTAAAAATCCGAACAGCATACAATCGCAGATTGACTGGTTAAAAGGCAGAAAGATACATATTCATCCGTCTTGCGTGAATGTAATCAAAGAGATACAGCAATGGCGTTGGCGAGTTGATGAAAAGTCGGGCGAATATACGGACGAACCTGTCAATGTATTTGATGACGCAATGGCGGCACTGAGATACGGCGTTGAGAGTTGGCGCAAGGATAAGAAAGCTAAAATCTATTCAAGAGAGGAGTACGGAATATGATAATTGATGAAGATATAGTCGCAGGCGGTGTGACACCGTTTATCATAACGAAATTGATTGAACGACACGAGCGAGAGCGACAGAGATACCGATTATTGCACGATTACTATATGGGCGACCACCGCATTTTAAACCGCAGAAAAAGGGGCAAAAACGTGGCAAACAACCGCATAATGTGTAATCACGCAAAGTACATAACGGATATGACACAGAGTTATCTTGTCGGCAATCCTGTAACGTATGCGGTGTCGGACGAATACGATATTGAGGCAATCAAAAACGAATATTTGGAACAGGATATGCCGAGTGTTGACAGTGAAATTGTAAAGAATATGAGCATTTACGGCAAAGCATATGAACTGATTTATGCAGACGAAAAAAGCAAGCCGAGAAGTGTCCGATTGGATCCGGAGCATACATTTGTATGTTACTCACAGTCGGCATTTGAAAAGCCGTTGTTTGCGGTGTATTACTACAAGAAATACGACCTTGACGGCTACTGCACAGGCAGTATTTGTCGTGTGTATGACGAATCGTTTATATATACATACACAGGTCTTGACAGCTATACGGCATTGTCATTGCAAAATGTTGAACCACATTACTTTTTCGATGTGCCGATTATTGAATACAGAAATAATACGGAAATGCAGGGCGATTTTGAACAGTTGATAACACAGATTGACGCATACAATGTGTTGATGTCAGATAGAATTAATGACAAAGAGCAATTTGTTAATTCGCTGTTGTTTTTGTGTAACTGCGACCTTGACACCGAACAGGCAAAAAAATTATTGGTAGAACGCATTTTGATGGGTGACGGCGACGCAAAAGCGGAGTATCTGTCAAAGGTGCTGAACGAGGCTGATACAAAGGTGTTGCGTGACGACATCAAGGACGATATACACCGTCTGTCACACGTTCCCGATTTGTCGGACGAAAGTTTCGGCAACAATTTGTCGGGTGTGGCGATAAAGTATAAGCTGTTGGGATTTGAACAGCACGTCAAGAACAAAGAACGTAATTTTGCTAAGACATTAAGAAAACGTTTAGAGATTTACAACAATTTCTTAGTGACATTAAACGCAATGAAAGAAGTGCCGTCGCACAGAGTTGATATAGGATTTACATATAACTTGCCTGCAAACGAACTTGAAATAGCACAGATGATTAATTACCTCAAAGGTCTTGCGTCTGACGAAACATTATTAGAGCGTTTGCCATTCATCACAGACGCAAAGGAAGAAGTTGAAATTGCACGCAGAGAGCAAGCGGAAAAGTCCGCCGAAGATATGCGTATCGCAGAAATTTCGGCAAGGAAAGTAAACTACAATGAAGAGTAAGGCATATTGGGTAAAACGTGCCGTTGAAGTTGAAACATATTTACAATCGCAAGCGGACAGCGTTAAGGACGGTGTAATTAAGGCATATGAGCGAGCAATCAAGAATGTAAACAATGATATTGAGAAAACGTTTAAAGCCTATATTTCAACCGATATACCCGAAAAAGAGGCACGTCGGCTGATGAGTATAGCCGACAGCGACAAACAGTACGAAGAACTGCTTGAACTGTACGACGAAACAGACGACAAGACAGTCAAAAAGGAAATTCTAAACCGCATAAATGCACAGGCATATGGTGCGAGAATTAGCCGATTAGAGGGACTGAAACGTAATGTATATATTTACTTTAGGCACGTTGCAAACGAGGCTATAAAGGAGCAAAAGAAACTGTATGACAGTGCGGTAAAGACGGCGTATTATACGAATATTTTTGATACCGCACAAGGTTTAAACTGCGGTATTGATTTTCCACTTGTACCGCAAAAGGCGGTTAATAAAGTGTTAAGTGAGCCGTGGCACGGTCACAACTACAGCGAGAGAGTGTGGATACATAACGACAGATTTATACAGGCAGTCGGACAGACGATTGAGGACGGTATAATCAGCGGTCACAGTGTAAGCCGTATGACCGACAAGCTGATTGATTACGTCAAAGATACTGCACCGGGTGGAATACGAACATCAGCCGAAACGCTTGTGAGGAGCGAAACGGCGCATTTTATGAACCAAGGTCAAAAGATGGCGTATGAGGAAATCGGTATAAAACAGTATCGTTTTGTTGCGGCACTGTCTGAATTGACGTGTGACAGGTGCGGAAGTCTTGACGGTAGCGTGTTTGATACCGACAAAGCCGTTGAGGGCGAAAACTTCCCACCGATACACCCACGTTGTCGGTGTGTTACGATTATGGCAGACGTGAATTTGACAAGTCGTATTGCACGCGATCCGCTCACTGGCGAAAATTACAAGGTTGACGGAAGTATGACGTTTGACGAATGGAAAAACAGTTTGTCGGACGAACAGAAAAATGCGTTAAAATATGTTGCAAATAGTGAAAAACGTGGTATAATAAAGGTAGATAAAGATACATTGAAAGTATCTACGGGCGGAAGAAGAAACGAGAAAAATCTTTCACAGGAACAAATAGACAGCATTAAAGATTATGCGGTTTCTTTGGGTATGCCAAGAGAACGTATTTATTATGTTGATTATGATTGTACAGCATATGGCTCTTTAGCGGACGTTTTACGAATTGGAACTGATGTATATCCGTCAGAGAAAAAGCAATCCAATCCAAACAGTAATGTTTCTATGAAAGGTGCCATAGCTCACGAAATAATCGGACACCGTGCGGCATTTTTGAACGGAAAGACGCAAAGTGATGATATTTTAGAAGAAGTGCAGGCGAGTTTGAGGGCGGCAATATTAACACCCAATTTATCAAACAGCGAAAGAATGGTACTCGCAAGGGACGGGGTATATAGATTACATAAAACGGGTAAAAAATTAAAAGACGTACGAAATTTATTGTATTTGGAGTGATAGTTATGTGTGAAATAATAAATGTTCAAAAAATAAACAATCAATTTATTGTGGATTGCACTCCGTGCAAGGAAGATTTTACGAATGCGAAACTATTGCAAATCATCAATAAGCATAAGCAAGTATATACGACAAAAGAGTTTAAAGTTGAAAAAACAAGAGGGTGCTTTTCAAAAGGTGGCTCACCGTGGATTGTACTACAAAATATTCCTGATGGTTTTGTGGATAAAGGCAATGAGATAATTTTCAGATAAAAATAACTAAATATACGCAAAAGCACGTTTTCGGACGTGCTTTTTTGATACACTGAAAGGCGGTGATAGTGTGAGAGTAGGCACAACATACACATAGAAGAAAGGAATGGTGATCCGATTATCTCCCTGTTAGACGTGGGGTTATACGTCTTATTTTTATACAATTTTTCAGAAAGGAATGATTTGAATGGCAGATACAGCTGAGCAAACAGAAAATCAAGAGCAAGAGAAGTCCACAGAGCAGAAGTCCACAGAGCAGAAGTCAACCGAACAAAAAGACGGCGACAATCAAAAGGCGATTGACGAAGCGATAGCTAAGGCGAAAGCGGAGTGGGAAAAGGAACTTGAGCAAAAGCTAAAGGACGCTGAAAACGAGGGCATGAGAAAAGCCAAGTTGACAAACGAGCAAAGAAAAAAAGAGGACGACGACAAGGAACGAGAAGAATTTGAAAAAGCAAAGGCAGAGTTTGAACGTGAAAAAATCGTTGCATATGCCGAAACGGAACTTGCCAAAGTCGGACTGTCCGCCGAGATTGCAAAGTACATCATAGCAGAGGACAAGGATAGCACAAAGGCGGTTATTGACAAGATAAAAGAAAGCTATGACAAAGATGTACAAGCAGGTGTTACCGAGCGTTTAAAGGGAAAAACACCGAATTTAAACGGTGGCAGTGGCGGTCACAACACAGGCAGTTTTATGGACATAATCAGAGAAAATCAGAGATAAGGAGTGAAATAAATGGGTTATTTGAAAAATGAATTGACAGGCTTTGTGCCTGTCGAGCAAGCAACAGACATCATCAAAATGGTGACAAGGGGTTCAAGTGTTTTAAGAATGGCGAAAGTCGAGGAAATGAAACACGAGAAAAAGAAGTTTAACGTACTTACAGACGGTCCGGGTGCTTACTGGGTCGGTGAGGGTGAAAGAATTAAGACAAGCGGTGCTACTTGGATTCACCCTGAAATCGAGGCTAAGAAGTTAGCCGTTATTATTCCGGTAACAAAAGAAAAGTTGGAAGATACGACTATCAGCGTATTTGAAGAACTAAAGCCAGAAATCGCAGAGGCATTCTACAGAGCGATTGACGCGGCGTGCATTTTCGGTACAAATTCACCGTTCAAGACAAACATTATGAACGCTATCGACAGTAAGCATATGGTTGTTACAGACAACGCAAATATTGATATTGCTATGTCTGACGCAATGTCGATGATTGAAGAAAACGGCTATGACCCGTCGGGATTTATCGGTCGTATCGGTGTTAAGAATATGCTGAGAAAATTGCGTGACGCAAACGGCGCACCTGCATATGTCAACGGTACAACAGGCGGTGAGCTGTACGGTCAGCCTATCGAATTTGTACGTAACGGTGCGTGGGACAATAAACGTGCCGATATTATCACAGGTAACTTCAAGTATGCCGTTGTCGGTATGCGTGCAGGTATCAACTATGAAATTCTTACAGAGGCAACACTACAAGGCACTCTTGACAGTGACGGTAAACCGCTATCACTTGCCGAGCAAGATATGGTTGCAATCAAGGCTACTATGCGTTTAGGTTTCCTTGTTGTCAAGGACGACGCATTTGCCGCATTTAAGAACGGTGTTCCGACACTCGGCGAATTGACAGTTGAATCGGTTGCAGGCACAACAGGCAACACCGTTATTACGGTATCGCCAAAGCCTATCGGCGGTCACAAGTTGGTTTACAAGGCTGCCGCAAGCACCGCTCCAAGTGTTGCGTATGACGACGATTTGTCGAAGTGGACAGAGTTTAACAACGGTGACGAAATCACTGCGACAAACGGTCACAAGATTACAGTTGCGGAAGTTACCGCAGACGGCAAAGCGAGAAAGTCGGGCAGTGCCGACGTTGTAAGCGGTGAATAATATGGAACAGTTGGGGACACTAAAAATGTTGTTGGGAATTAAGGACGACGAGCAAGACAGCTTGTTGTCCTTTTTGATTGAGGACACGGTTAATATGATTATGGCGTATTGTCATATTGATGTACTGCCACGTCAGCTTGAAAGCCTTGTTCCGAAGATTGCGGCGGATATGTACAGGGCGAAAGGCTACGGGGACAGTAAAAGTCCCGAAGTAGTCAAGAGCGTAAGCGAGGGCGAACGTTCCGTGACATATGCCGAAAATGATAATGACGAGATTTTCAGCAATTATTATAAACGTCTTGACCCGTTCCGTAAACGAAAGGGGCGTGTTCCGAGTGATGTCGGTATTTAGTAGGTTTTATAATAAGGACGTCATAATTGCAGAATACGAGATTGACGACTATACAGGTAAAACCGAAAAGACTGTATTGTCCGAAATCAAAGCCGATGTACAACCGTACAGCGGTGGCAGAGCAAGAGAGCAATACGGTTTGGATATAGAATGTCAAATGCGTATGTTCTGCGATATGTCAGACGACGTAAAGGTCGGTAACAGGGTTGAATATGACGGCGACATATATGATATAACATATGTGCAGAAATGGGACAGCGGTTTGGTAGCAATGCTCGAAAGGAGTAGGCTGAAATGAATTTTTCAATCGAGGGGATAGACAACGTTGTTGACAAGCTGACACAGTATGCGTCGGGCGATAAAATACAGCGAGGTTTGGCAATGGCGGGCGAAGTCGTAAGAGCGCACGCAGTGGCAAACTGTCCTGTTGCAACAGGACGTTTAAAGGGCAGTATCGTAAGCCAAGTGGACGGTGACAGTGTTGCAATCGGTCCGACTGCCGATTACGGTATTTATGTCGAATTTGGCACAGGCTCAAAGGGCGACAAATCTGTTTCGCATACGTCAAAAAGACACTGGACGTATTACAGTGGCGGTCGATTTTACACAACGTCGGGGCAAGCACCACAGCCGTTCCTCGTACCTGCACTGAAAAATAACATCAGCGAGATAATCGCTAAGTTTAAGGAGGTGTATAACTCGTGAAACGAGTTATAGCGAGCAAATACGAAGTATTTGTGTTAGCGTAGGGAGGGTGATACGGTGTTTGATATTGGTTTGGAATTACGGGATATTTTAAAACAGATAGATGATGTAAGCGTATGTTTTGCATATCCCGATAATTTTAATAAATTACCCGCAATAGCATATTACACGCTAACGGACAAAGGCTCAATGTCATATGACAATACGGTTTTTACGAATGATACAACTGTTCAGATTGATATTTACGCCGATTATCCGCAAACGTGTTTTGAATTGTCGGAGAAAGTATATAAATTGTTGACTGATAACGAATATTATCACGAAATGACAATGGACGTACCCAATCCCGACGACAAAAGTATAAAACACAAAACAATGAGATTTACGAAAGTAGTAGAAAGGAATGATTGATTTATGGCAAATACAGAAAAAAGAAAACCACTACCTACAATAGGTGTGGACAAGTACACATTTTTCGCAGTTTTAACAGACACATCGGAGGGTGCAACATATGGTGACCCGTATAATTTGAGAGGTACTGTCGAAATTGCACCGACAGACGCAGGCGGCAGTGATGTTTTTGACGCCGATAACGGTGCGTATGAAACATCAAACTACATTGAAAAATTAGGTCACGACATCACAAATGCCGATATTCCGCCGGAAGTTGATTCAATGTGGCGTGGACTGACACAAAAAGACGGTGTAGTAGAGGTCGGCAACGATACAAAAACAGTTTATTTCGGTGTTGCGTGGAGAATTATGAAATCCGACGGCTCATACCGTTATGTTAGATACTACAAGGGTTCATACAGCTTTGCGTCAAACGTAGGCGGTAAGACTAAGGCGTCAAGCGGTGCACCTGAAAAGCAAACTGCAAAGGCTACATATACAGCCGTACAACGTGATTTTGACAACAACTATTACGCATACTTTGACGAAAGCGATTTGCCGGAGGGCGTTACAAAGACAGAACTTGAGGAAAACTGGTTTAAGGATATGAACTACTATCCAGTGAAGAAAGCACTTTAAGACAAGGCACGCCGAAAGGCGTGCTTTTTTCGTATAGAGAGGAGCGAGTAACAATGCAAAGAGTATTAACATTTGTACACAACAAAAAAAAGTATGTATCAAAACCGTGGTGTTTCGGTGCGGCAACGTTGGTTGAAAAAGAATATATGGACGTTGCAGAGGGTGAAAAAGTAACGGCTACGTCGGTATGTGCAGATGCCGTTGACTATCTGTTTGAGGGTACAGAGGCGACACAAGATATTTTAGACACGGCTGTTTCAGCAAAAATGAGAATGTGTCGTGAAGTTATGAAGTGGTTTATGGACGATTTTACGGGAAAAAACGAGGAAAGCCTGCCGGAGCAGGCAACCGAAAAGGAAGATTAAGCGATTTATATGGGACAATGCTGAAATATCACGGTATATTGCCGAATGATTTGGCAAAACAAGACCCAAGATTATTACTTGCAGTTATAATCGAGGACGAGGAAGAAGAATATACAGGAAACGACCCGTATTTAAAAATGTTTTATGGAATGTAGTGAGGTGATTTGTAATGGCTGATGCGGCGGAATTAGTAGTAAGAATAAGAGGTGATGCGTCCGACTTAGAGGCGACAATAAGCGGTGTATCGCAACAACTCGAAGAATTGGAACGAACACAAAGCAATACAAATGGTGTGAAAGGTGTAAGAGAAAGCACAAGTGCATATCAAGGTCTTGCAAGTCAGCTTAAAAATACCGGAAAAGGTATAAAAGAAGTCGGCGAAAGTATTGACACGATAACAAAACCGATACAATACGCATCAACGGCTCTTGCCGCGGGCGGTGTTGCGAGTGCCAAGTTTGCGATAGATTTTGAGGATAGTTTTGCCGGAGTTAAAAAGACGGTTGACGCTACACCGGAACAGTTAGCCAAAATAAAGCAAGGTATTATTGATTTGTCAACAACAGGTATTGACGGCAGAGGCGCGATACCACAGACGGCAACTGAACTAAATGAGCTTGCGGCGGCTGGAGGTCAGTTAGGCATATCCCAAGAAAACATTATCGACTTTACGGAAGTAATGGCACAAATGGGTTCAGCAACAAACCTTGTCGGCGAAGAAGGCGCGGCTACACTTGCCCGATTTATGAATGTAATGGGTACAAGTCAAGGCGAAATTCGTAATATCGGCAGTGCAATCGTTGATTTGGGTAACCACAGTGCGACAACAGAATCGGAAATCGCGGAAATGGCACTGCGTATGGGTAAATACGGTTCATCTGTACGAATGTCGGCGGCGGACGTGTTGGGTTATTCTGCGGCATTGTCCTCATTGGGAATTGAGGCACAAATGGGCGGTAGTGCGATAGGTCGTACGTGGCTGTCCATAGAAACCGCCGTTGCAAGCGGCGGAGAGGGTTTGACGAAATTCGCAAAGTACAGCGGTAAGAGTGCGGAAGAATTTAAAGAGCAGTGGAATACTGACAGCTCCGGTGCATTTAACGGACTGTTAAAAGGCTTGCAGTCTGCCGAGAACCTAACTGTTGCGTTAGATGATTTAGGCATAAACAATACACAGGATATACAGGCTATGATGGCATTAGTCAACGGTTATGATTTAGTAACCGAGAGTGTCAATCGTTCAAACACCGCATACCAAGAAAATACGGCACTACAAGAAGAATTTAACGCAAAGAATGAAACGACCGCATCAAAATTGGCGAACACAAAAAACAATATTATTGAAGCGGCGAGAAGTATCGGCGAAACAATGTTGCCGTCAATACAAGACGCAAGCACCACAGTAGCTGATTTTGCAAAAGGATTGTCGCAAATGTCAGACGAACAAAAACGTGCTGTTGTTAATACGGGTGCGACAGTTATTGCGATAGGTGCTATTTCAAAAGTCAGTGCCGGAGCAATCAAAGGTGTTGGCGGAATTGTTGAGGCAGTCGGCAACATCAAAAAGGCATTTTCAGCAGGCGGAGCATTGACGAAGTTTGCACCGACATTGACAAGTATCGGTGCGGCGGCAGGTCCTGCCGCATTAGCTGTTGCCGGTATTGCTACAGCGGCTATAGTAGGAAAAGTTGCATATGACAAATGGTATCAATCGCAATACAGGTGGAGCGAGGGACTATCCAAGGGCAACGAAAAGGTCAAAGAAAGCTTTGAAAAATACAAATCGCTGAATGAAGTACAGGGGCAAATCAAATCGTTAAAAATGGTTATTGAAAGCCCCGAAAGCAGTCAAGAACAAGTTGACAATGCAAAAAGCAAGTTAGAAGAAATAAAGGAAATGCTATCGCAGGAATACAATCTTGTAATCAATTCCGATAATTCTAATTTGGACGACGCTGTTGAACAAGTAACCAAACTGTCTAAAAATGAATTGCAGTCTAATATCAATAAGCAACGTTCAGAACTATCAAATCTAATAAATAAAGACGCAAAATACAAAGAGGACCGCCAAATCGCGGAAGATAACTATAACAAAGAATTAGCATTACAGACGAAGTATTCAGAGGCTAAATCAAAAGTTAGTGACATAACTGCAAAAATTTCAAAAAATGAAATAACTGCGGCGGAGGGCTACAAAAAAGCACAAGAAATTTATAAAGAAGTTTCCGGACACGCATACGAAAACGGCACAACAGACCAATCAATGAAGAATGCGCAAGGCGTGTTATCGTCTATTGCGGCAAATTATTCGGTAGCAACAACAGAAGCCCAAAAGTATTACGACCAAGTACAGGCTCTGGACCAATCTCATAAAGAACTACGCGACGTATCAGAAGAACTGGCAAACTATGAAACTGAATTAATTAAAATATCTGCATTAAATCAAGACGGCGCCGGAATTGAACAATCCTTAAAGGATATGAAAGAATTTATCGACGTCGGTAAATTAGATATGAACAGCTATGCACAGTCGGCGGCGTTGGCTATGAACGGTGTTGAGAATTTGTCTGCTGCGTGGGAGCAGGCGGCAAACGGGGACGGTACCGCACTGAACAACATAATTAACGACTATGTTCGTTCAATGACAGAGTTCGGAGCATCATCTGCGGAAACGGCGGTCGGTGTCAGTCTGTTAAATTCCGAATGTACGAATATGCAGGATGCAGTAAATAAGGGCAAAATTGATGATGTAGTTCAGAAAATGAATGAAACAGGTCAAACAATGGGATTGACGACCGAGGAAATCGTTGAGGGTACTGCTTTAATTAAAAACGGATTTGACAGCGTACGCCAAGCCGTTGAAAAAGGCGATATAAACGGCATATTAAAGGATATGATGTCCGAGGGAAGTCAGCAAGGTATTGATATGACAGCGGACAAGTTGACCGAAATGTCGCGTGCTATGGGACTGATACCGAATGAAAAACGTATCAAGATAACCGCAGACGGATTTGAAGTAGTTGATGATTTGACCGCCAAAGTTCGACAACTGGAGGGCAAAAAGTTTGTTGTAACTGTTGACACAGAGGGCAACACAGACGGTGTTGATAATGTCGAGAAAAAGACAAAACAACTTGACGGCAAACAGTGTGAGGTCATGTTTACAGCAGACGGAACACCCGCCATTGCAACAATAGATAATACAGAATACAAAATAGCCGAATATGACGGTACAACCGGAACGGCGAAACTAATTGCCGAAAACGGCGAGGCTATCGGTGTTATTGATTTAACCACAGGCAAAATAAATCTGATTCCTACAACACACGATACAGAAATCACAGCACAGGATAACACATCAGCAGGCGTTGAGAGTGCAAAGGCTAATTTAGATACCGTAAAAGATAAAACAGTAACACTGACCGTTCAGACGGTTCAAGTTGGTGGATTGAGTAATCAAAATGTTCCGGCGGCCAAGTTTGGCAGTTCGGGAATGTTCGTAAAAAAAGCCAAAAAAGCCAAAGGTACACAAAATTTTGAGGGCGGTTTGGCAATGGTTAATGATGAAAAGGGTATATCTGACCCGCGAGAATTAATCGTTGACAAAGGACGTGCATTTATACCGCAGGGCAAGGACGTGTTGTTGCCATTGTCAAAGGGTGCAAAGGTGTACACAGCGTCACAAACCAAGGCGATAATGTCGGGTATGGGTATACCGCATTACGCAACAGGAAAAGACAATTCGGACGCGTTTACATCAGCCAAGGACGATTGGACGCATTACACAAAAACGCACGCAGTAACGACTGCACAAGAACTTGAAAAGTGGTTAGAATTTCAAGAGAAATTCAAGTCGAACGACAAGGATATTGCCGATATTGAGGAACAAATATTCAGTCTGACACAGAAACGCACGCAGGAGTTAAACAACCTGTCAAAGTCGTACATTGAAGAACGTGCGGCACTGAATGACTGGGACGACAACGGCGACAATCCTATTGACGCATTTACCCGTATCCGTGACCGCAATATGGCGGAAGTCGAGGCAGGACGTATGACGTGGGAGGACTATACGACAGAAATGTCAAGTATAGGTTCAACGTTATACGAGAATATGACCGAATACAGTCGAGATTGGTTAGAACATCAAGAGAAATACAACGGTATGAGTGCCGCCGATTATATAGCAGGTATCGGCAGAATACAGACGTACACCGAACAAATGTACGCACAGGGTATAATCAGTCACAAAGAATATGTAGAGGCAAAAAACAAGCTGAATGAAGAATATTTAGATAAACGCAAAGAACAGATTGAACAAGAATACAACATATCTAAGGACTACATCAGCGAGCATACATATTTCAACGACTGGCAAGATAACGGCGACAGTCCGCTTGACGCATACAACCGCGTTATGGACAGGCACCGTGAGGAATTGGCGAACGGCGAGTTGACACAGGACGAGTTCGACAAGTATCAAAGTGAATTAGGTTCGGATATGTATTCGGAGCGTGTGGAGCAGTCAAAGAACTGGTTGGAAGAACAACGCAAGTATTACGGTATGACCGATGAAGAATATATCGCCGGTTTAAAACGTATTCAGCAGTATACACAGGAATATTATGATTTGGGGTTAATCAGCCGCAAAGAATACAACGAAAATATGACTGAACTAAATCACGATATGTTCGACCAAGCGGGCGAATCGTTTGACGATATGCTGCAGCAACAACAGGACTACATCAACAAACTGCGTGATGAATTTTCTGCACAGGAACAGGCCCTACAGGACAGTTGGACGGTAGAGGACCGCAAGGCTGATATGTCCGAAACACAGGCGCAGTTGGATATTTACGCAAATGCAGTAACAGACAGAGGACAGCAGAAGTACAAAGAACTGCAAGAGCAGATGAAACAACTGCAACGTGATGAGGAGCTGTATCAACTGCAAGTCAAAAACAATGCCACGATTGAAAAATTGGAGGCGGAGTATGACGCGTTGGAAAACAGCAAGGCTGATTTCATCAAGTCCATTGCAACCAACATTGACAGTATAGACGTGACGGGTATTGTGGCGGATATAACACAGGAAGTCAGCGGCGGTAATGACAAGATAACCAAGACTTTGGGTGAGATTATAGAGGCTATTAAGGGCATTAAGATTGAACAGCAGAACTATAACAACAACAGTAAAATCACAATCAATACGACTGACAGCGCTGTTTTGGGTAGCTATGTATAATGTGCGGAGGTAGAAAATGCGAAACGGATTTTATTTTAAAAACAAACATTCAAACGATTTCGGAGTGACTGTACAAACGCAGTCACGTCCGATTAAACCGGAAATGAAAATACAGACATATGACAGCCCATATATAGACGGTGAATATGATTTTTCAACGGCAAATGCGTACAACCGTGAATTTTATAAAAACCGTGTATTTAAAATGAATTTGCAAATATCGGCGGCGGATATGTCTGAACTGAACAGCAAAATCACAAAAATCACAACGTGGTTAATGGGACGCGGTGAGTTGATATTTGACGACACACCGAATGTCAAATGGAATGCGTCGGTTATTGAAACAATAGATTATAAACCCGAAAACTACGGCCACAAAGCGGTCATTTCGGTGTCGTTCAAGGTGCAGACGTGGGCGGCGTTGGTATTTGATATTTTTGACGGTCCGATATTGGATAGCCAAAACATCAAATTAGATGATGAAATACCAATCGGACCGAATGAATATTACACGATTACAACGGCAGGCGACAGCACAATACATAACACAGGCGACCGCCCTGTCAGACCTGTTTTGCGTGTTACAAACGTCAAAAAATCTACAACGATAACCTGTAACGGTATCAGTATTACGGTGTCGGAAAACTGCGTTATTGACTGCGACAAACAGTCGGTAACAGACGTAAACGGCAACAGTATTATGAAAAAAATCAAAGGTAGTTTTTTTGAATTGGAAACAGGGGCGAATAGAATAAATTTGTCCACGACGGCAACGGTCGAATTTTCATTTTATCCACAGTATGTGTGGAATACAGAAACGGAGGATATATACAAATGGGACAGATAACATTTATGCGATTGCACGACAGATATACAGACAGTTTTGAAACAGGTGAGGTACTGAACTGTGCATATAATGTCAAAGAAACAAGGATATTGAACGATACGGGAAGTATTGAATTTGACTATCCATACGACGAAAAGGCACGTCTAATCAGTCAAAATATGTTGGTTAGTGTAAACGGTCATATATACGAAATCAGCCGAACAACACGAAATATGAACTGTGCGGATTCACTGCACGTTTACGGTACACCGCATTTTGTGTATGAGGCACAGAAAGCGTTTATACCGACAATCGGCGACCATATCGGAAAAAGTTCAAGAGTGGTATTGCAAGCGGCGGTAAAGATTATTTCGGATTTCAAGGAAGAAGTCAAAGAGAAGTGTATTTTTCACATTATGACAAATGCGGAGCTAAGCGAAAAAGGAATGAAGTGGGTTGCAGATGATGAACTGCTGATTGATTTTTTCTCTACCGACAAAACGAATTTGTGGGACGTTATAAAAACGATAATAGAAAATTTGGGGCGTGGCGAGATATTCCACGAAACAACTATCGACAGTAATAACAACATTGTATGTAACATTGCCATTGTTGAACGTATCGGCACAGATAACGGCGTCAGACTGCGTTTAGAAAAGAATATGCAAAGCATATCAATAGAACGCAACGTAAGCGATATGATAACGCGTTTATGGGCGTTCGGAAGTGATGATTTAACGGTCAGCAGTGTAAACGGCGGCAAAGCATATATAGACAGTCCAAACATTGAAAAATACGGAGTACAAGAGGGGTACAAAGATTACAGCGACTATACGTCAGCGGACAAACTGTACCGTAATGCAAAGTGGGAATTTGATGAGGATAACGAGGATAGAATTGACGTGCCACAGTTGACAATCAGCGGTAAATTGATTGACCTATCAAAATTAGCCGAATACGGTGCGGCGGAAAAGTTGGAAATAGGTGATACAGTACACGTATTTGACATAGACGGTACGGAATATGTACAGAGGGTAATTGAGTATCAGGCATATCCGTTGGAGCCGAAAGAGAGTAATATATCAATCGGGCATATCAGACGTGATTTTTTTATCGGACTATGGCAGACAGAACAGGCAACGAAGAAACATGCAAAGTGGCAGACTGCGAACAACAGTGTAAATATCCGAAAAGTACAAGGAACGGTGAACACAGACCGAAACGAAGTGCAGAGCGACAACGAGCTGTTGAAGATTGTCGGCGATTTGCTGACGATAAAGGACAGTCAAAGAGATAGAATACATATCGGTAATGATGAAGTTGATAATAAAAAACAATTTGTATTTCTGTTATATGACGTTGACGGAAACCCTGTAATATTTTTTGATGAAAAGGGTAACGGAATTTTCAGCGGTACA